ATCGTCAGACTCTCTATCTATTTTTGTAGGTCCACCAATAAGATCTCCAAACGTACCTATCTGTTCTACGTCACCAACAAATGTTGCTTCACCAACACCGCCACCAAGTGCACCTCCAATGAACCTATTTGTTTTACCCCGTGTATTTAAAGTTAAAACATCATCAGCTAATTTCTTTACCTGACTTGTAGGTTTAAAATACTTACCAGTTTTTGCAGCTCTCATAGCATCAACTGCAATTTTAGAACCTACTCTAAAACCTGCAGTAGCAGGTAAACCAATGTTGACTAATGCTTCTGTTATCTGACCGGCTACAGTTGCTTCTGCTTTCTCATCTAGTGTTGTAAGATCATCAAAAAATGCCTCTACTCTAGCTGCTCTGTTTTGATCAACACCTAAATCTAATAGTGTTGCACCTAATGAAAAGAAACCTTTTGGTATTGCAAGAAGACCAGAACCTACACCGGCTAGTATAGATTCAATTGTACCTACTTTATTATTATCGTTTGATTCCGCTAATATTAGTCCACCATAGTTTTCTTGTAAATAATCTATTTCATCTTTGTTTTCGTTATTTTTTTCCCATTTCTGATATTTGTCATCTGGGAAAGTAAAGTCTACGTTTGTGCCTTTAGATGATAATATACTTGTTAAAGTATTACTTGTTACTAAATTTTTACCACTTATCTCTGCTGTTGCAAGAACGTCAGCTGCAGAACTACCTGTTAAATCTTTTTGTATTTTTGCAGTAGCTGCTTTTTTGTATGCAAGATCGACTGCAGCAGCTGGATCATTTTTTTTAATATCTTTTTCAATTTCACCTTTAAGAACTGCAGCATCAATTTGTCTTTTAAGATCAGTAGATTTATCTAATTGTCCAGATATTGCTTGTATAATTCTGTTTTGTAAAGTACCAGATTTAATAGCTCCTTTAAGATCTGCTCCTTCTTCTTGTACAATTTTACTAGAATCTACTAATGATTTATAGATAGCGTCTTTATTCATCTTATCTATACCCATTAATTTGTAGTATTTATCTTTTGTTTCTTGAATTCTAGCTTCGTTTATCTGTTGTTTTTCTGCGTCTGATGTTACAGTTGCGACTTCTCCTGTGCCAGTTCCAGATATATCCCCAACGTTTTTATCTTTTGGATTACCACGTTTTAATCCAGTGCCATCACCTTCCGGTACTTTGTCTTTTTTTGGACCAAACGGATCAAACCTTGTGCCTGGTACTAAGAAGTTTGCAAACCCTTTTGCTGTGTCTATAGCTAAAGGAACTCCTATTTCACCTGCGCTATAAGCTAGACTAGGTGTTGAGGCTGCTAAAAGTTTATTTTCTCTTATAGCCATACCTAATTTATTAGGATCTTTTAAAGCTTGTAGAATACCTAATCTACCTGTTGCATCTACTTTTGAACCATAAGGAACTAAAGCTCCTTTAGTTGTTCCTGTTCCACCCATGGGTATCATAGAACCTGAACTTCTAAATCTACCACTTGGTAACATTTTTTGTATAAACTGAGGTACTTTACTCATAAAACCTGTTGTAGCTGGTTCGAATGCTGTTGGTGTTTTTACACCAGACATAACATTTTTAAAAAAACCAGGTGCTTGAGATACTCCTCGTCCTAAAGCAGCTCTACCTGTATTAAGTAAAGCCAGCGCAGCTGTACCATAACCATATTGTGATCTACCATCAGGTCCTTTTGGATATACAGGATCTCCTACAAGAGCAGGTTTACTTTTTATTCCATCCATGATCCCTTCTTTAATAGGACCACCGTATTTAAACATTGGTCTATTTAAAGGTCTCATTTTTTCCTCTTCATTGCTTTACCAAAACCACGTTTGGCTATTCCACATCCTCTAACTCTACCACCATCTTTCATTCCCATTGCTTTCATACTTATGTCAGCTAATGAATGTAAAAGTGCAGTGCTTTCTAATGCTTTTCTACCAAGTCCTTTGTCAGGATCTAAAGGATTTAAAAATTTTAAAATTTTATTTTGTTTAGCCATGTTAGTTCCTTTTAAATTGTCCAAACAATCCACCAATACCAAGAGCTGTACTTAAAGCTGTAGAGAATGGACTAGGAGTTGCAGGTGTTTGAAATTGGTTTCCAGCCACACCTCCAGCAAGACCTGTCAACCCTGTTCCATATGTAGATAATCTACCAAATGGTTCGTAGGCTGCAGTTTGTGCTGCTTGTGCTTGAGCATTTAATTGCGCTTGATTTAACCCTTGTCTAAATGCACCAAGTTGACCTAAGTTAGCTATATCTGCACCTTGACCTGCTCTTTGGAAATTAGATAATGCAAATTGATTTTGTAAACCTTGTGCTCTTCTTGCTGATGCATCTTGAAAACCTGATTGTAATAATTGTGCTGCAAGACCCGATCTACCTGCTGTAGTGTCGGCCATGTATTGTCCCTCTAATGCACCTTGTCTACCACCACCAAAGTTACCAGACATAGCAGCTTGATCTGCAATACTTTGTAAACCACCTTGTCTTGATAAATCAAACTGTCTTAATGTTTCATCAATGACACCTGTTTGATATGGTGACATAAATGATGAGATAGATCCAACCCCGGTCCCTGCTCCAGGTCCCGTGAGTGCTTGTGCTTGTGTTAAAAATGGTTGATAAGAACCAAGACCTTGTGTTGCAAGATTAACTGCTTGTGTTTGTAAAGGATCTTCACCTGCAACAAATTGTTGACCTGTAAACGTACCTGTATTTATAGGTGTAGATGTTGCCGCCGTAAGTTGTTTGGCGTAATCTTTTGCAGTTTCTTGTAAATAATCTGGTAATGCCATTATTCTATTCTACTCTCCAACATTTGTGCTTGATCGAACATTGCTTGTGCAGGATTTTCTTCGCCCTGAGACTCTTCTGATATAGTACCACCAGATTCTAAATTGTCCATCATATTTTGCATGGCCTCGGCGCCTTTGTCTATGTCGCCTCCACCTGCGTTTCTTACAGCGTCTGCTGTAAATACAAATTCATTCTTGCTAAGTCTAGCCGGCACATCGTCCGCTCTTTCCTCAGCTCCTAGTGGCACAAAACCACCTTCTCTATAATCTTTTTCCATACCACCTAAGTCCATAATTCCACCGTCTGCTTTTCTTTGTCTTAATGCTTCATAAATCATATCTTCTTCAGAGCCAGTGCTTCTAAGACCACCTTGGTAGTCTTCATAACTTTTCATAAAATCATTTATATCATCACCACCCAGTCTTAATCTTTTAGCAATTTCCTCTAAAGGTCCTTCGTCTAAAGAACTAACAGAGTAACTACCATCTACTTCTTTAGCAATACTGTATCCTTCATCAATTAACTCTTCCATAACCTTTACAGATTTTTTAGATTTAGGTGTAATAAATACATCCATACCAACAGCTTGAGCTTGTAGCCCTGCATCTGTCATGACATCTTCGTCTCTAACACTAAGATTTATATCAGCATCATCAAATAAAGATTTAACTTTACCCATACCAGCTTTCATCATTTGACCTGCTTTTTGTACTACATTACCAAATCTGTATCCATCTCTAGGTATGTCAGCTAGTCCACCACCAGCAGCATAAAATCTACTTTGTACAGCTGATTTAGGAGGCATAAAATATAATGCAGAGTTTGTTGGATCTCTATAGTATGCTTTAGCTTGGTTTCTAATATCAGCTACCATTGGCTGTATACCAGCAAAATCTATACCTTCATCAATTTCTTCTTCGTCACCACCCATTAAAAATGGTGCAGCAATTGCAGAACCAATACCAAGTCCACCTAATAATCTTAGTGCACTAAAAGGTGAATCTTCTTCTTTTCCACCACCAACTCTAAATACATTTCCTATTTGACCTAAGAAACCTTCTCTACCTTTTAAACCTGAAAGAATACCACTTCCAAAACCAGCTCCTGGTATTCTAGATAATGCACCACCAAAAAGTTTACTACCTGAAGCAAAAGGACCTAGTCCTCCTGCAAAAGCACCTAATCCGCCAATTAATGCAGCTTTACCTAACGGTGATTTAAAAACTTTCTTTGCAGTTTTTTTTGCTTTTCTTACAAGCTTACCTAGAAAATATCCTTGTCTAGGTTCGTCTAGTGACATGATACCTCCACCAGCTCTAAGTTGTCTTTCCATGTTCATTCTTGAAATTGCCATAATCTTACCTTTTTATAGTCTTTTTCTCCTATAATCAATCATATATATCTACTAGATCAGCTAGTCCACCATCCATATAATCAGTTCTTCCTCTACCAGTTCTATTACTTACAGGACCACCGGTTGTTGCATTAGCCCCAAATCCTTGTCCTGTATCAAAAGATTGCCTACCATCACTACCTAATCCATAGTTAGTTGGTCCATGTATACTAGGGTCATATTGTCTTGCTGATTCTGCTCTAGATAAAGCTGCTAATCTTTCAGCTTCTCTTTTTTCATTTGCTTCTTGAATTCTTCTATTTCTATCTCTTAGTTCAGTTTGTTTTCTATAGAACACTTGTTTTTTTCTTAATAGATTAGTTCTTTTATTTATTCTTTCTAATTCTTCTGGTGATAATTCCTCACTTTCAAACAACCCTGTTACAGGATTATATGTTGCTCCAGAAAACTTAGACCCTACTTTACCTTCTGGACTTAATACATCAGTCATTTTATCATATTCTTTACCCACTCTTTCTGCATAATTACCTAGTGCAGATCGTGTAAATATTCCAAAAGGATCTCTACTCAATCCAGATTGATCTCCTCCAAATACTGTTGGGCCTGTATAACCCATATTTAATTTAATAAATTCTTGATCAGCTTTAGGTAATGAATCAAATCTATCCATTTTATTCATTAAAAAATTAACAGGACCAAGTCCTGCAAGTGTCTCTCCTAAACTTCCTATACCCTCGTTAACCCTTCCAAGTTGTTGTTGAGCTATACCTGCTCCAGTTAATTCTAAAGGAATATCAGTTCCTGATGCAATATACTCACCCAAATCTGCAGCCGATAAGTCTTGTTCTCTATAGCTTGGCATGTTCATAAAAGTTTGATCAACTTTACTTTGATATAGATTATCTACATTAGGTGTATCTTGATTTTTAAAATATTGATCAGATGTAAGGTTATAAAAATTTTCTTGATTTAATAGTGGACTTGTAGGTCCTAACGGACCTGTTTCAAATATACCCCCACCTCCTACATATGGTTTTATAAAAGGTTGTTTAAGTGATGTTATACCTAAAGCCTCACTTGTTGGAGATGAAGTTTGATTTGTTTGAAATTGAAAAGGACTTGATAGGTATTGATTAAAAGGTACAAAATTAAAACCTTGGTCTCTTACTGCTTGATCTACTGGTTGTAATATCATTTTTTTGTTTCTCCAAAAATATCTAAACTAGGCATTATGACATTTACATCTTGAGCCATGTCTTTTTCCTTATAACCTTTAGCTTCCCAGTCTTTTCTTTCCTTAAAAAGCTCTCCTGTTTCTTTGTGTCTATAAGTTGTTTCTACTTTTGCTGGTTTTATTACTTGCATTATGTTACCACTTCTCTAGGCTGTATTTCTAATATTGAAGCTATGACGTGCAGCTCGTTTGCGTCAGAAGCTTGTACTTTTAATATTTCGCTTTCCTCTACTACAAGAGGTTGAGTTAAAAGTTCTGTTGTTGTATTTGTGTCCACCGCTTTTGTTTTAAATAAACTAAATATATTTGCACTAGCATCAACTAAAGTAACTGTTATATTACAACTAGATCCAGCATCATTTGAAACTAATAGTGATTTTACCACAGAAGTTCTTGCAGATGGAACGGTATATAAAGTAGTTAAGTCAGTTGTTGTTAAATCTACTTTTTTATTTATAAAACTATTTGCCATTAATTTAAAAAGAAGTTTTGAGCTTCTACCTCATCCTTTAGATCTTGTTGGTATGTAGTATTTAATTTTTGAACTATACCATCCAAATCTCTAGTCTGTGCCTCAGCCACAGTATAGTCATATTCTTGTGAGGGTCTAGTTATTACTTGTGTAATTTTTGCCATTATCTTCTTCCATCAGGTTGTATATCTAATCTAAAAGTTCCTAACTTCCAACTCTGGTCAACAGCTGTGTTTTCTATTTTTACCGCAATTGCTCTAGCTCTAGCTCTTGTATCGACTTTAGTTGTAGACGACGTAATATCAAAAGGTCCAAGTGGTGAGCTTGCTTGTGTACCATTAGGGTAGTTTTTTAATTGTAGTGTAACTCTTGTTGTTCCTGTCTGTGATACAAAGTCAGGGATAAATCTTCTAATCTTCATTAAAAATTCACCATCTCCTCTAAGATCTGGCATACCAGTTGCTTGACCAGTCGCAGCTCTTCTTTGTGTAATATCAAAATCACCCGAAGCTATGTTTGAAGTAATAGCAGTAATCGTACCATTTTTATTTTGATCAGTCCCTGTTTCGTGTTCATAATAACTTGTTCTACCTTCTGTGTTGCCTACAACATCAAAAGACGTATCTGTAGCTGCATCGTATTCTAAGGCATGTGGTTTACCAAAGACGGCAGAATCACGCCACATAGTTCTTGCAAGTGATCCAATAGTCCATACCGGTCTTTGTGTTGATGAATCAAAATAATTAAATGTTACTTGTTTATTAACTACGTCTGATGTCGCTGATGGGTAGAACCAAATAACTTCACCAAACAAATTATTTAAACCTGCTGACACCATTTGATTACCAGAATCTAAATTAATATCATCATATACGTGGTCTTCTACAAGACAGGGTAATGATTCTAGTTTACCTGCATATCTAAAAAAACCATTTTCCGACATCCAATATGTAGCACCATCAACTTCAACACATGCGTTCTGTCCAACAAGTCCACAATGTGTTCCAACTTGTGCAAAGGCAAATGTAAATGGTTGACCAACAAAACGTTGAGTGAACAATGCAGTATCAGTCCAAACATAAATTGCATCTCTACCTCTAAGTGCTCCCATGATCCGTGATCCGTCAGCCAGTCTTTGTGTACCAGCTGTATTGGTTGCTGTCGGTGTATAAGAATTAATATTTTCTTGATCAGAGAATCTAATAAACATATCATCTTGTGTAGATGTATCTCCAATAGTTGTTTCGGTGCCAAAAAATACTAAGTGACGATCCGGTGTAGATACAATCATATGTCTTGATGCTGTCGGTGCACCAGATATAATTGTAGCTCGTGTTTCAGTTGCATTCGCTAAACTAGAGTCCCATTCAAAACAAGCACCATCGTGAATCAAACAAATAGCTTTGTTACCAAAATTATCTAGTGACCACATACCTGGATCTAAAGCAAGGCCTTCTTGAGTTTGTTCATTCCATGCGCTGTAATCTGTACCATTAGTAACAGTCACTCCATCACTATGAGATGCAGCAGTGGTTCCTCGAGTTCCTCGTGTAACACCGGTTAAGGTATTACCACTAATTCCTGTGTACTGAATCATTTCTGTTCCAATTAACACAAAGCTAGTTCCCGTAGATGGAAACTGTACAGCACTTGTTAAAACTATGGTTGTTGCGCTAGCATTTATCGCTCCGTTTAAAGTAGTGGTAACAGCACCTGTATCTTCACCACCATATGAGCCTAAACCCCAGCCATAACCTTTTTCTTGAACGGCTGTACCTACAGGATAATAATGTTGTACTCTTATACCACCTGAAGTAGTTGCCCCGGACCCTGATTCATTGGACGGCATTGTAACAGTAAGAGTAGTTGATGTTGGTACAGAGGTTATCATAAATTTTTTGTTATCAAAATCAGACGCTCCAAAGTTAGATCCTGTTATAGTTGTAAAATTATCTAATAAAATAATGTCTTGTGGAGACATATTATGTGCAGTTGAAAAAGTTATTGTAACAACAGCTGATCCGTTAGTCGTACTAAATGCATTTGTAAGCGTTGTTGTAGTTTTAATAGGATGAATGTCGTAAAATACATCTCCAGAAAATGCATACAATATTCTGTTAGTTCCAATAATAGCGTATCTTCTTCCGGCAGTATTTAAAAAATGATGAAGACCTCTACCTGCACCGGTTAGTTCGTTAGAACCCGAACCCCCTAACTGGTTCCAACCCCCTATTTTTTCAGGTATACCATATCTAAATCTTACATTATCACAGTCAATCCACTGATTCTCTGCTGCTGTGGCTGTTATTTGTTTATTAATACCTGGCTGAAATCCTATTTTCTGTAACATAATTTAGCACTATACAGAGTTTTAAGTCAAATTCCACCTCATTTTTTAGGTATAAATATAGTCCATTCTAGCTTTGATATTAAATCATCAACATATACTTTGTTTAAATTATTCTTTTTTAAATAATTGTGTAATTCTTCAATGTCAAATACAACCCATTTGTCTTTCATTTCCAAAACCATTTTATTTGCCTGACTATCTAATCTGCCTTTTTGAGCAGGTCTTCCATTAGAAAGTTTAAACATCTCTCTTACATCAAATTTATAGAAACCATTTTGACCCCTTATAATACCAGCAATATTCCAAGATGTTTTTTCTTTAGGATATTCTATAGCTACTAAACATTCAGAAAACCTAGTTACTATTGTTGGCATTTATTACGAATTTCCTTTATCACATCTTGATAATCAAAGTTTGTAATTTTAAAATGACAGTGTGATGGTTTCTCAAACATTTTGTTTGTATCATCAAATCTACCTTTCTTAATTGTGTTCATCCAAACTCTTACATCGTACTCAAGTCTGTCTTCATCAAACGGACAAATAAAATCTATAATTGCATGACCCTCTACAAGAGAAGATAAACATCCCATTCTTTGTGCTTGTCTAGTTCTACCATCTGCAGAGAAATCCCAATCGTTAAACATCTTTCTAACTTCATCAGCGTTGAAGTAAGCATGACCTGCAGACAGCTGTCTTGCAAAGGTTGTCTTACCTGATCCTGGTAGTCCGAATACTAATATTCTCATTTTAAACTAGGTCCTGTTAACCAACTTACTAAAGAATATCTTTGTCCTTTTTTAATAGGCAAGACTTGATGTAACATATAACTTGGAAAAATAATAATAGAACCCTGTTCCTTAGTCATTTTAAATTTATCTTTAGGATGTGATCCAGTTATTATTTCAAGTTCACCACCTTTGTAATTGTCTGGGGACAGTTGAATACTTACAGACAGTTTTCTTGTTACTATACCACTAATAGAATCTTGATGACTTTTAAATTGACCTTTTTTCTTTGCTTCATAGTGAGTAAATTGAATGGGTTCACCAAACCCTCTAATGTCAAATTGAAAATGTTCATCGTTTAATTTAATAACGCTCTCTGCAATTCTAGAATATATCCATTGTGTGTTAACATTAAAAGCAATCCAAGCAGTTTTACTACTTCTAAATGAACTATCTTTTTTTGATTTTAATTTAACACCTACAAAAGATTCTTTAGGTTTTAGAGATTCACCTAGTTCTATAATTTTTTCACATTCTTCTTTAGTAAAAATATTTTTTTGATAAGCAAAGTTGCTTACATTATCTTTAAAAGGTACAGAAAAAGGAACTATCATTTTAATAAAGGTCCTTTCATAAACATAGTGAGACTAATCCTTTCACCTTCTGTAATTGGAGTTACTCTGTGGTTATACATAGAGGGAAACATAATTAACGCTCCTGGTTTAAAATTATCTACTCTATTTATTACATGATGAAATATTTCTAAGTCACCTCCTTCATAAGATTTAGTAGATATGTTGATTAATACAGTTAACTTAAGATCTTCAAAACGATAATTATTAGCTATGTCAGTATGCCAGTCATATCGACCATCTACATTATAAGTATTAGTTAATATGTAATCATAGTGATTAATTGGATGCACATCAAAACCATATTGTTCTCTGTTAATAACAGAGCAACGTTCAAATACATTTGATAAATATTTTTTTAACTCGCTATATATAATTAATTTTGATGTAGTGTGTTTTAACGTCTTGCCACCCACTCTTGCACCATTTTGTTCCGGCTCGTTAATCCCACTTTTTTTAGATATTCTATTAATTGAAAGTATTTCTTTTTTAGAAAGCACATCAGGAATTATCCAATAGATTGGTCTTTTATTCATATAAAATTTTATTTAAATGTTTGTATTTATTAATTACAGTTTCAGGGAGTTGAATATCATTCGGTTCTTTTTTAATTTGTTTAGTTCTAATAGAATGCATGGGTGCACCTAAAATAGAATCATTATAAAAAGGTTGTTTTAAATTATTAAAGGTATGTTTATATTTTTCTATACCATAGTAGCTATATATTTTATCAATAGTTTTTTTAGGGTTATTAACTAAATCATTATAATCAATTAATAAAAAATTTTTAATTAAATTATTCTTTTTTAATTGGTATATTGAATAGAGCATTGTATCTACGTAATCTCCTTTAGTCATCATTAAGTCAACTTTAGTTTCAATTTCATTAGTAAATAAAGTAGTAGGATCTAAAGATTTATATATTTGATTGTAAAAATAATTAGGGTTATCTTTACATAGCTTTAAATAAGATTTTATTATCTCCAATATATCCCTTACTAATATAACAACTTTAATTGGGTTGGGAGCAATTGATTGTAAAACCTTATAATTGTAGGGAGTCAACCAATCTCCTCTTTCAACAATGTATTTAAAATCATGGTGACTATAGTAATTAGGAATTATGTTTTCATAAACGTTTTTTAAATTAGTAGAGCATGGATAGTTTTTAAAACGCATAGAATTTTGTTCTGCATTTTTTATAGCAAATAAAAGATCTGGTAAAAAGGAATGACCAGTCGCGTAGATATCAGAGTTTTGATTTAATATTGCTGATAACAAAGTATTGCCTGATCTAGGTAAACCTGTAAAATAAAAATATTGTTTCATATAAATTCTGTTTTAAACGCTAGGGTTATTCTATCACCTTTTTTGGGTGCATTCCCTTTGTGGGGTTTTTTAGCATCAAATAATATAAGTTTATCTTCTTCAAACTTTATTTTACTTTCATCTTTAATTTCAAAATCTCCTTCACCATTTACCATATATAAACATGTCATATGCCCGTCGTCAATATGGTAGTCTCCAGGCATATTAGAATATTGTAAATTAGTGTAAACCCTTAAAAGTTTTAAATTCTTTCCTAAAATATTTTTAATCTTAAAAAATATAAAATCCATCAAAGAATCAAAAGGAACTTGACCCTGTAAGAAATCAGAAGTTTTTCCTCCCCTACTTTGTTGAATTCTATAATTTATATATTTTAAATAAGATTGTAGGAAGCCATTCATTTCTTTTCCTAAAAAATTTTTTTTAATTATTGTTTTCAATTTTTTTGTACCATGTTGCTATCGTATATCTTTCATTTTTTAAAACTGGTCTAACTCCATGTTTATAGTATTGACCATCAAAAAATATTATGCGTCCTTGTTTAGGTTTAAAAAAAGAACCGTCTTCAAAATATGTTTCACCACCATCGTAGTCATCATTTAAATATAGAATAGAAGACAATGTAGTGTGCTTATATGCAAAATCTCTATGTAATTTTTGATAACAATTTACAGGCCATTTAACTAAATGACTATACTCAAACATTGAATAATTTAACATTTTAGAAACATAGTTTAAATCTTTTACAAGTTTGTCAAAATGTTTAAAAAAATATTTTTCTGTATTTAATTCTAAAACTATATTGTAAATGTTGTCCTCTGTCTCATGTTTATGAAAATTCTTTTTAGGTTTTTTCTTAAAAAATTTTATAAGCTTTTCACAATCTTCTTTTGACAACATGTTGTCTCTACACAAAAATATCATTTTAACACCAGTCTAGTTAAACCATTTTGATCACCTAAATCTCCTTTTATAAAAGTGTTAAAAGCTAAACTAATTCTATTATTACTTTCTTGTTTGGTTATAACTGAATGTTCTAATCTTGATGGAAACATTATTAATAACCCCTTTGCTATAGGTATTACCCAAGAACCAGAGTTGTCTTCTGTATATTTTATTGTTTTAGGTTGTATTTGAGTATATCTTATAGGTGACGTAAATTTTATTGAATCTTCTTTTTCAGCAGCAAAATAAAAAACTCCAGATATAAAACTATTTGGATGTTCATGAGTATGGTGGCTTTGATTTTTAGTAGTAATATTTAACCAAGACTGAGTTATGTAAATTTTATTTTTAGGGTCTGCATGAAAAACTTTATAAAAAAATTTTTCTATATGATATTGTAAAAACTTATTTAAATTTTTAAATAATTTATCTTTTAAAACATAATTATTTTTACTATTAAAATTTAAACCTGTGTTGCACTCAACGTCTTTTAAATATTTTTCTATAGCTTTTGTCTCTTGATTTAAAATTTCTCTTCCAATACTAGTTTTATAAACCGAAGTAGGAAATATTCTTTGCACTTCTGCTTGTTGGTTAAAAATATGTTTCATATTAATACCCCCAAGTTATAAAAGAATAACGCGTTCCTTTAGTTATTGTTTTAACTTCGTGAGGGTAAATAAAATTAGAAGGAAATATAAGCACATCTCCTTGCTTTAAATTTATTTTTTGATTACAGACATAGAACTCTCCACCTTTATAATTATCATTTAATAAACCAATAATACTTAAAATAGGTACTCCTCTTTCGTTGCCATGTGTATCGGCTTCATAAAAAATATCATGTATATTGTCTACATGCGGAGCCATGTTTGTGTTCTTATCATATCTATTTAATCTAAATCTGGACATCTTGTTTATAATTCGTTGGGTGTTATGTAGATGTAAATGGGGATATAAAGAAAAAGTATTATGTCGATACTGGTAAAACGCATCTGTTATAAATGGAACTAAAGTATTTTGTTCCTCTTCTTTCATCATGTAATTTTTTAATTCTTCTTTTTTATTCTTTCTAGATCCAAGACTTTTACCATCAACGTCTTGCCATTGATGTAAAGTGTATTTTACTTTTTTAAAACCTTTTATTAAACTATTACAAGTTTCTTTAGGTATGGTATTGTATACTCCTACAAAATCTAAAACATTCATGATTTCTAATCTTTTTTAGATTAGTACCATCTTAAATAATTAATGTCAATTGAGGTTATTTTGATATCCAAGAAGAAGAGGATGAATCCCAATAATGAGTTGCAACAAAACCATTGCTTTTATCTTCAGTAAAAGGAGCACCTTCCCATCTAGCTTCTGATTCAATCCAAAATATATCTGCTTGTATAGAGTTAATTTCAACAACACTTGGAAAATCAACCGGAGGTGTCCATGAACCTGTAGGTTCATTAAAAACCCATGATGGATTATCTAACGGTTGTCTAGCTATAAAAGAATCAGAACCCTCATCATATTTCATTCCAACAGATGCAAAATTTTTTCTAAAAGCTTTTGATTGATCTGGATCTACAACAGGTGATTTAGTGCTATCACTTGGAGTATAATATACTCCAGCTCTTGTGTTATAAGAAGTTTGTTTAAAGTCTGAGTTAGGTAAATTAAATAATTTTCTGCAAAACTCAACACCTAAAGCTTCTTGTTCAACTCCGTTTTCGTCCGTAATAACTTCGTTATTAACAACCATAACTTTCATTACGTTTTTATCTTGATCTAAAAGTGCAAAGTGAGCCATAATTATACCTTCAAAGTTCCTGATCCTGTAAATTGTAAAATTGTATCAGATCCGCTTGTCGTTACAGTTGGACTTCCTGTTACTACTCCTGAATAACTTGAAGTTGCTAATCTTAAAATAACAATACCCGAACCGCCTTGGCCTCCTTGCCATCTTCCGGCATCATATGGCCCGGGATCTCCGCCCCCGGATCCTCCTCCGCCGCCGCCGGTGTTAGCCTGACCGCTTCCTGCTTGTGAGATTCCTTGTGGTGGATTTCCGTGGCCGCCGTCTCCGCCGCCGCCAGCTCCCTCATTTCCAGGGTTTGATGGGGCTTTATATTTTCCTCCGCCACCTCCGCCTGCTCGCGTAACCGACGATGCTGTAATTGAAGATGCTAAACCTGCTCCTCCAGCTGAGGGATAACCCCCTACAGCAACAGCTCCGCCTGCTCCTCCTCCGCCACCATTTGAATAATATAATCCATTAGATCTTGGTTGTGCTCCACCATCAAAACCTTGAGTGGCATTACCACTTCCTGGTCCTTGTGAACCATCTTGACCTGGAGCAAAAGCTCCTCCGCCTGATCCGCCATCGGTTGCTTGTGTATATGAAGTTGGTGAAGGCCAAGTAGTTCCGTATCCTCTGCCTCCGCCAAGTGAAGTAATGTTTACTCCAGTTTGACCAACGATACTTGAATCATCTCCCCCAGTGTCAGAAGTACTACTAGGATAACTAGTCGAACCCCCTGCTCCAATTGTAATAGTTAGTGTTTCACCTGTTTTAGGTGCTATATCAGATTCTGTTGGGCTATTTCTACCTGAGTTTTCTGAAGCGTAAGAGTTTCTATATCCCCCTGCTCCTGCTCCTCCGGCCGCAACTCCACCTTTTGATCCACCATTTCCGCCACCACCGATGACTAAGAAATCCATAGTTACTGGGGCACCGAAGCCTCCGCCAGATCCAAAACCTAGAACTTGATATCCAAACATATTTTATTCTCCTTATGCGTCGTTAGCAGCATCTGTTGTGAAGAATAATTTAATCCCTAGTAATTTTGCATCTGCTGTTAAACTATCTGCAGATACATCTCTTGAGATTTGAAAAAATACTTGATCTCCTGCTGCAGGTGTTCCTGCAATAGTTACTGCTCCACTTTCATTTGCTACTGCTAAATCATTTGCTGTTCCACTCATAGCTTTTGCTGTTGCAACAACCTGTGTTCCGAAAGCTGTATTACAAGAATCATCATCAGAAATAGCTACACCGGATAATCCCCATGCTGTTGTTCCTGTGTTTGTTGAATCTGCTGTAAAAAATGCTTGAAAAGTTACTGTGCCTTCGTTCCAAGATTTTGGAAAAGCAACAGAGAATTGAGCAAATTCATCAGAGTCTTTATCGAAAGCTAAATTTTTAATTTCTGGACCATTTGATAACTCAACTTGTGCTATATCTGCACAACCGTTTGTAGAATTAGGATACATAGCAACTGCTGGAACCCAGATAGTTTCTTTGCCAGCTATTTTAACCGCTGCTGTTCCTGATTTAAGAACGCCTGTTCCTTTAGGATTTAAATTTAAATCAACGTTTGTTTCACCTGTTGAAGAAATAATTGGACCGTTTCCAGTCGCAGCATTAGCTAATGTAATTTCGTTAACAGCTGAACTTGTTGCTGTAAGTAAAGCTAATTCATTTCCGTTAGTATCTAAAATAGAAGTTCCAATTTTAGGTGACGTTAAAGTTTTGTTTGTTAAAGTTTGTGTTCCACCAGTAGTTACATTACCAGCTGGTAAAGTATAAATATCTGGATTAGTTCCATCGTTTGCAGTTGCAAATACAACAGCATCACCTTTGTCAGTTGATGAGAAAGTAAAAGTATCTCCTGATCCAGATGTATATTTAAATTGTACTGTGTATGCACCTGATGTTGAATTTCTTAAATAATAAAAAGTTTGAACATCTAATGGAATAGTTACGATTTGGTTTCCTGTAATTGAACCTGTGAATTCAATCATTCTATGAGATAAAACTGCTCCAGTTGATCCATCAGATACAGATAAAGCTGTAGTCTGTGCACCTCCTGCTATTGATTGCGCAGTAAATCCACCAACAATTTGTTCAAATATTTGTAAGTTTGTATTAGTTTTAGTTCCCCACGTTCCAGCGTTTTCACCGGTTGCTTGAAGTTCTACCCCTAAAGGTGTGTATGTTGAAGCCATTTTTTATAATCTCCTGTTATGCAACATCACTATAACTTGTATTTGATCCAGTTGCAACATCTGTATACGAAGAATTTGAACCTGTGTCAACATCAGAATATGCTTGAATTCCGAAGCCAGTAGCAGTTCCAAATCCTGCTACAGAAGACGTTGTTTCTTGTCCAGTTAATCCCATAACTTGATCTGCAGGCGTAATAGATCCTACAGAGAATGTAGATGATTGACCACTTATTCCTACAAGTATTTGACCTAAATCTACAGATCCTACAGAAAAAGTGGACGCAACACCTGTTAGCGGTATAAATTCTATAGTGCCTTCTATTGTGTCTCCAACTGATGCAGTTATTTCTTGACCTGTTGGTATTACTATAGAAGTTAAATCAAGTGTTGTAGAACCAACTGCAGAAGTTATTGCTTGACCAGATAATCCTACTAATTCTTGATCTGGAAATATTGTTCCAACTGCACTAGTCATAGTAACACCTACGACTTGTTCTGGTATGTCAAGTTGAGCAGGAACTGCTGAAGTTATTTGTTGACCTGTTAATCCCATTACATCTGCAGGATTAACGGTAAACATACCCCAACCATTTTCACCATAAGATGCATTACTCCAACCATTAGCACTTAAGTTAGATGTAATTTCTAAACCTTCTAGTGATACAGTTAAACCAGAGAAACCCCAACTTTCAAAGTTCCAAGTATCTCTACCCCAACCTGATTCTGGAAAAGCTGTAATATCTCCAAGAGAAGAAGTTATTTCTTGACCATCAAGAATTTGAGTTACAGAATTAGAACCCCAAGATTCAAAACTCCAAGTGTCACTACCCCAACCTTCACTTGGAAAAGCAACTGCATCTCCTAAAGTAAGAGACATTGCAAATCCACTTACGGATACAACAGGACTAAAACTATCTCCATATGGTTCTTCCGACCAGCCATCTCGACCCCAACCTTGCTCTGGAAACGTAGTTAAGTCACCTAGTGTTGTTGTAATTGATTGACCAGTTAGTTGTACTACTTCATCATTAGCTTGACCCCATGAACCACCAGTATTCCAAGCATCCACACCCCAACCTGATGTAAATGCTTCACTTATTCCCCAAAGATTTGCACTCCAATTTCCGGCTCCCCAAAAATCAGTGTTAGGTGTATTTGCTTGTCCACCCATACCGCCATGGTTTGTACAATAATAATAAAGAGTTGGTGCGCTAGAAGCTACTTCAATTTGAGTGTAAGCTCCAGATGATCCTGGAGTTCCATCTGTTGTTACGTTAGTTGTGTATTGAGTTCCGCCTGAAGCATCTGCGGCTGTTGCAAACCTTAATGGATGTGAACTATTAGAAGAATCTGATTGATCAAATCTAAAAGTTGCACCTTCAACTAATTCTAAAGTAGGTGTTTGAACGCCATCAATAAAATATTTATTACCGGAACCGGTAGAAACTACCGTTACTGTGAAAGTTCGAGTAACGGACATCCGTTAACTCCTTACGCTAATCGTATGATCGCGTTACTTGCGTCTGCCGCTGGAAATTGAATTGTGAAAGTTCCACTTGATACTGTTTTGTCACCACCAAAAGCGATAACAGCAACAGCTTTGTCAGATTGCGTATCGTTATAAATTAAACAGCCGTTAGCTGTAAAAGATGCAGATGTAAAACTAACATCATTAAAATCACAAACTGCAGTTGATCCAGATAAAGCTGGAGTTACACTTGTAAGAGTTGCGCCACCTGCTGAGTACGCTGATCCTGATGTGTTAGAAATTTCGTTTGATGTTGAATAAGCAGTGGTACTGGCACCTAAAGATGCATCACTGGTAAATAAAGCTATTTTAAAAGTATTACCGCTTGATGCAGTAAAATTATGTGTTCCAACTAAAACTTCTTGTTTAAAGCTATTACAAATTGCTGATGATATTGCCATAATTTAATCTCCTTTTACGGTGTCTGTGAAGGGACTGGTATACGAACTGTTCCGTCTGTATAATCATCTCTTCGTCTTCTACCAATTTGCTCTGCAGCAAACTTTTGTACCTCTTGTTTATACTTATTTTCATATAGTGTCAACATATCTGTAGGCCCTTTTAAAAAAGCGTATGTCTCTGATAGACAGCAATATAGTAAGCCATTTGGGAAGTTTAGACTGATATAATTAGTAGTATTATCTGAAGCCAAAGTAGCTGGCATTTTATTATAATGCACTCTAAATTTGTATGTTGTATCAGGGACCGGTGCAAACATCATTCTCCCAGAATTAGTGTCTCCATCTCCAGTAGCTGCACCAAACATAGCATAATATTTAGGTTGTCCTCTTTTTGATGATTCTGTTGATGGCACATATTCTTGTAAATATGTAACGTCTTTTTTTTCTAAAAATCTATTAGCTCCAGTTGTAGCTGATGTAGAATCGTAAACTTGTACACCTCTAATAAATAAAGCTCCCCCTGGAGCATTTATTGTTTCTTGACCTGTAACTAAATTACCTGTTTGTTGTTTTCTATCTGCATCAATAGGAACGTCTCTCATTATTCTATATTGAGCATTTAAAATAATGTTTTCTAAAATATCTGTAGTTAAAACATTAGAATCTGTTTCTGTATAGTTTCTAATTTGTGTAACTAAAGTGGTGTAACTAATTCCTGCCATTATGGTGTTAACGTTACCGGACCAGCCGATATACTTCCTCCTCCAATTTTTTCAGTCGCTGTTGCTGTTCCTGAAGCTGTAAATGTATAATTATTAGCATTTGTAACGGTGATTGTAAATCCCGAAGAATTATTAATATCCGCAGAAGTTAATCCTGCACCAGGTTCACTATCTCTAAATCTAACTGTATCACCTGTAGTTCTCCCATGATTGTCTTCAAACACTGTTATAGTTTGAGACCCGTTTGTAGCAGATAAAGGATTTAAAGTTAAAATTCTTGCAACCGAAGGTTCTGTTCTTGCAGGCCTTGCATTACGTAAACCTTGTGGATCTGCGCTATGTGGTTTTGGTTCTAATTGTGGGTGTTTCTTTTCAAATTCTGATATGTGAACTCTAGATCCATTCCATTCTATAACCATTTCAGAATATGGAAACTCTAATCCTGATCTATCAGAAATAAATTTTGCGTATTTACCTGAAGAAAGATTTGACATTATGACTCCGGATAATAAACTTTAGGACTAATATATGTGCTAGAAGAAGAACCATCTTCAGCTAAAGCTCTTTGTAATTCATCTTCATATAACATTTTCATTTGTTGAACCATCTGTGGTTTAAATTTCTGTGCTAGATAATAAGCTAAACCTGATGCCATGCATGGCACAAATCTATAAGGAACATCTGTTGCGTTAGTATAGTCACCTACATCTTGAATTCTTTTTACATAATAATAATTTAAAAATTTTCCTGCTTCAGAAGATCCAGGTGTTAAATATAAAGTAATTGTAACTTTATCTATAAATCTTTGAACAAAATATTGTGATGGCGTTCCTGTAGATGTTTTATTTGATAAAGCTTGATATTGTGATCTGTTTATTTTTGTAAGCGGTGTGTCTACATTAGAGTTTCTGTACGATGCTTCTAATATATCATCAACACCATAAACAGCAGTAGCGTCGGATGTACCATCACCTGTGGATCTAAACATTGTGTAGACTGCTTGATCTGCAACTAATGTAATATTATTGTTTGCAACTTCCCAATAATGAAGACCTCTATTACCCCATTCTTGGAACATTATATTTAAAGATCTTCGAGCAGAACGTAACTGATTACCAGATACGCCTTGCATACCTATTCTTTCATAAGCCTCTTCGATTACTTCATCGATAGCGAAACTCTTATCAAAAACTGTTGTGCCCGAAGTAGTGTTTGCCATTTAGCCTCCTACTTGTCCAATATAATCGTTGCAGTGGCGTTTGAAATTGCTGATATAGTCATACCACCTTCAAACAAAATACCATCTTCTGCAAGATTATATGAAAACACGTCTCCAGCTGGAACGTCCACTTGAAATTGTGTAACAGAGTTACCGTCTTGTAAAGTTACTGAACCTGCTGATCCAGTTGAAGCAAGAATAATTCCTCTTAATCTTGTTCTACCTGCAAAGACTGATGTAGCATCTGTTTTTCTAACTGCTCTTACGTCTGATTTCATTATCCTGTGTATCCTATTGTTACAGAGTCTGTAGTAGTTAAATCTAAATAGACTCCTGTTTTAAATCTTATGCCAGAACCGGGAATCATTATATCTAATCCTTCAGAACTAAATTTAGCTTGAAACTCTAAAGAACCACCTGTTCCAGTTCCATCATGTAATTTTACTAAACAGTCTGATCCACCATGTGCTTGTATGTAAGTTACTCTACATGGTCCTAAATTTGTACTTCCACCAGTAATAGTTTTAAAACTACCATCTGCTGTCAGTGTTGTAAACTTTTGATCACTTATAAAAGATCCGCCGCCTGCCATATTCTTCTCCTAAATTTAAATGTGGGGCCGAAGCCCCACACTAATTATTTATTAAACTGCCGCGCTAAACGGAGTTGCTGGTGTACCAGTACAACCAGACTCTACATCAACTTTCCATTGAGTAGAACTAATTGCAGTACACGTAACTTTTGCAAAAGTTACACCACCAGTTGTACTACCATTTAAAGTAATAGTGTCTGATGCTGCAACAGTTTCAAAACCAACCATGTTGTCAGAAGAGTCGTCAATAAATTTTGCGCCTCCAACCATAACATCGTTAGAATTTGCAACTTGTACAACAAAATCTCCAGTCTTAGTAATTGATGCAAAAATTTCAAAACTTGCACCTATGTTACTTAGATTGTTTAGATCTGCTCCTGGTCCTGCAACTGCAGAATCAGAGTTAGCGTTAATTGCTGGTAATGTGTAAGTTACTGCACCTGCCGCATTATTGTGTACAATTCTACCTGAATGAGTAGAAACTGTTAATGCAACGCTAGCGTCAGCGTCTACAACATTAGCCGGACCTGTAGTAATAAATCCATTTTTGGATGTTACCGGTCCTTGGAACGTAGTGTTTGCCATAGTATATATCCTCCTAGTTACGTTTATGTAGTCTCTAGGCCGTCGACTATACGCGTCTACATA